AGGATAAAATTGATTTTCGCCCTCGACTTAGAGGTAATATTAAAATTGCCTATAATAATTTAGTTAAAGTAGAGGATAAAATATTAGTAATAGGAGACCTACACGAACCTTTTTGTTTAGAGGGTTACTTGGACCATTGTAAGAACATTTACGCAAAGCATAATTGCAATAAAGTTATCTTCATAGGAGACGTTATTGACAATCACTACAGCTCTTTTCACGACCCTGACCCTGACGGTATGGGGGGTGGGGATGAGCTGTCTTTAGCTATAAGTAGATTAGCTATTTGGTATAAGGCATTTCCTGACGCTGAAGTATGCATTGGTAACCACGACAGAATCGTTACTCGTAAAGCATTTGCTTCAGGTGTTCCTAAGAGATGGATTAGAGAAATGGCAGATGTATTAGAAACTCCTAATTGGGTTTATGATACACGTTTTGTACATAACGGAGTGCAATACATTCACGGAGAGTCTGGTAGAGCGACAAAAAAGGCTAAGGACGATATGATGAGTACTGTTCAGGGGCATAGGCATACAGAGATGTTTACTGAGTTTGTTGTAGGTGCTAATTATAAGGTATTTGGTTGTGCTGTTGGTTGTGGAATAGATAATACTACTTACGCTATGGCTTATGGTAAGCATTTTAAAAAACCTGCTATTGGAGTAGCTGTTGTTTTTGGTGGAGAGTATGCTATTAACGAACCAATGAACTTGTAATGACAGAAGAATCTACTATCGAATTATTAAATACATTAGGTACTAAGTTAATTAAATGCAATAATAGATTTAGTTCTTATGATGCTGAGGATAAAAACTATATTGTTGAGATAAAGAACAGAAGAGGTTTTTACCCAGAAAAGCTAATAGAGTGCTTAAAGTTGTTTAAGAATTACCAAAAATCACAATTAAGTGGCAAAGACTTTTTGTATGTTGTAACTGATGAAAGCGGGTGCTATATCTTTAATATAACAAGGGACATAAAATCTATACTACCTTTAGGTATAATTGCATTAGAGTGTCCTGCAACTACTGATTTTGATAAAACTAAAAAGATAATTAAATACAGCTTTGTTTTACCTTCAGAGATGGCTAAAAGGATATAATGATACATAAAATAATCTCCCCAATGCACGTTATTGTACCAAGAAGAACTAAAAAGAACCTAAAAGTCTCCCTTAACTTAAATATATACAGAAATCTACACCATTCAGTTAATGGTCAGTCTAAGAAGATTTATTCAGAAATGATGAGAGAGCAATTACAAGGTCTTATTATAAAAACTCCTGTAGAGATTACTTACAGGGTGTTTAAGCCTACTAAGAGGATTTTAGACAAGATGAATGTTGTTAGTATTGTGAGTAAATTTTTATTAGATGCAATTACTGAATATGGTTGTTGGGAGGATGATAATGATAACTTTGTTAAGACAGAAACAATACTACCCACCGAATTAGACAGAAAGAATCCAAGAGTTGAAATAATAATAAAAGAGATTTAATGTTAGAAAAATTAGCAGTACACCATACGTTATGGATTAAAATGCTTGTCAATATGGGATGTAATGTAGAAACAGCTAAAGACTTAGTGCAGGATATGTACATAAGGCTACACGACCTCGTAAAAGACCCTAAAAAGATAATGTACGGAGATGATGTAAATAGATATTACGTTTGGACCACTTTAAGAAATATGTACTTCTCTTATTTAAGAAAGTCAAATAAGAGTATATTCTACAGGATGTTAGAAAACGATGAAGTAGAGCAAATTAGTTATAATGAAGTAGAGGACAATGCATTCGAGTCTATATCTGCAAAAATTGATGATATAACATCTAAGTGGACTGTTTACGATAGAAGACTTTTTGAGCTTTATTTTATAAAAGGATTATCCTTGAGAGCTATTTCAAGCGGCTCTAAGATAGGTTTAACATCAATACACAATTCAATACTAAATTACAAACAAATTCTTAGAGAAAACCTCTCAGAAGATTTAATTGATTATTTCAACCAAGATTTTGATAAGATATGAAAAAAGATAGTTATTACATAGAGTTAGAAAAAGAAGGTTACTACGAAACCGTAGATAAACGTTCTAAAGATTACAGAGATTATAAAAAATGGAAGTCATATAGTTATTCAAAATTAAAGGAGAATATAGATAGCCAACCAAAAGGATTGGGGGACACTATTGCTAAGATTACTAAGGCTACAGGAATAGAAAAGATTGTTAAGCTGATTGCGGGAGATGATTGCGGGTGTGATGAAAGAAAAGAAATACTAAATAGAAAGTTTAAGTTTCGTAGTATTAATTGCGTTACCGAAGGGGACTATATTTACCTTAAAGAATTCTTTGCACTAAATACACTTAAAGTTACTAATATTCAGCAAGTAAGGTTAAATAAAATACACAATCACATATTTAGCACAAGAAAATCTACATCAGCCTGTGTCTCTTGCGTTATAAAAACTGTAGAAAATCTTAAAAAATACTTGCAGGTTTATAATTAGTTTCGTAATTTTGCTTTAAATAATAAAACATCTATATGAAATTAACACTTAGAAAGAAACAGACTAGATTTTGGGACAACTTAATAAACCCAATAACAGGATGGGAGGATAGTAGAAAGCAAGAAGAATACCGATTCCAGGCAGAAGACAGGCTTAGAAAGGAAAAAGTAAACACAACAATAGCAAAATCATCAAAAATCAATTCATATGAAAGTTATATTTGATGCCGATAGTTTAGTGTATGCTTCTTGCTTCAAGGCTAAAGAAGACAGATTTGATAAAGAGGACCTGTACGAAACAGATGTTGAGAAAGCTTTTGATAGGTTTTCAAGTAGCTTTGTTAAGCTAATAGATTATTTAGACGAGATAGTAGAGGTGAAGGATGTTGTATTTTGTAATGGCTCTAGGAACAACTTTAGGAATGATATTACCGATACCTACAAAGCCAACAGGACTAGTAAAAGACCACCAATACTAAAAGAGTTGCACGATGTTGTTAAGCTATCTTACGGCTCTGTTTACGGTGACGGTGTTGAGACAGATGATGTTGTAGCTACATTGTGGTCAGAAGAAGTGAAGAAGAACGGAGTAGATTCTGTCCTTATTATGTCATTAGATAAGGATTACAAGCAGTTTCCTTGTTGGTTTTTTGACTACCACTACAAAAGAAGAGAGCTTTATAAGATAACTCAAGAAGAGGCAGATAATAACTTCTACTCACAAATGATTATAGGTGATACTGCTGACAACATAAACTATTGTAAAGGCTTTGGTAAGTCTTATGCTAAAAAGTTGCTTAAAGATTCCGTTAATGAATACTCCTTATTAAATAGAACATACAGGCTTTATAGTCAGATATATGGAGATGATGCTAAAACTATGTTTAACGAGGCAAAATCATTATTAAAACTAAAAACTGACTGCTATGAACAAATCAGAAGAGGATAGATATATTATAGAAATGTATTTTGGAAATGCAATACTTGAAATACAGGATGGTCTGCCTAAAGAGATACTTGAAGAGACGCTAGAATATTACGAAGAGCAGGAGCTTTACTTGGCTTGTGCTGGAATAAAAAAAGCTTTAGATTGGTACGATACAAATGTATTTACCAAGACAATGGTTGAGGTAAATAGGATAATCAGGGATGACGATTTAAGTGGTTTGAATTTTAGTTCTTGGGATGATATTATAAAATAAATAAATAAATAAGATATGAATAGTTTAGTAGAAGAGTTGATGAGTATTTCTGAAAAGTTTAATGAAGATATTCAGGAAATTGAAAGAGAAAAGAGAATGAACATAATAGCACAAAACGGTGCTACAGGATGCCATTATGAATTAGATTCTACTTTTGGAAGGCTGCATACCTCAGCTAAGGAAACTAAAGCTGACGAAAGAAAGGCAATACCTGTTTATTCAGGATGTTTAACATATTTCCCAGATGCATTGAAAGAAGTTTCTAAGTGTAGCTTAGCGGGTCAAAAACAACATAATCACGGAGATAAATTGTATTGGGACAAAAATAAGAGTACTGACAACGCAGACGCAATGGTAAGGCATTTAATAGACCATAGCACAACCCCAATGGATGATGATGGTATACTTCACCTAGCAAAAGTTGCTTGGAGAGCCTTAGCTACTCTTCAGATATACTTGGATAATCAATAATAAATGTTAAAGTTTTGTTAAAAACTTGTATATTATTAATATAAACCATAAATTTGAGCATAATTAAAAACAATATTATGAAAAAAGTTATAGAGTATTTTGCAGAATTTATGGTTTATTTAATACTGAGTATGATTTTGGTTTATTCAGTGTTAATATTTCTATCATTTATCATTAAATTATTAATAAAATAATTATGGAAAACCACATCAAATTAGCTATAGAGGCTATAGAGCCTTCTTATGATACCAATAGTAGTTATCACTACCCTATTCCTAATGAAATAACCCTAAGTATTTACTCTGGTAGGTGTTCTATAGATATAAATTTAAAAGGTGAATTACTAAGCGTTGAAGTTTTTAATGAAGATGTTTGGGTCGATATGACAGAGCAAGATATTGAGTATCTTTACAAATATACAAATGGATTGTTAGAAGAAGAAATTGAACTAACTAAGAGATATTATGAGGAAGAGAGGTACGAGGAACAAAAAACTTATTTTATTAGGTAGTGTTTTTACTTAGTAAATGTGCGCTATTAAGCATTAATTTAACGTATGCGGTTAATGTTAGTTTTTTAACGAATAAATAAACAAAAAGAATGAAAATAGATAGAGATTTAATAATGGATGACTTAGAAGATATACAAGACAATGTTGATTCTCTTGGATTTATAGGAAGTAACGAGAATGATTTATGGAGACGAGAACAAATGGCAGATTACATAGTTAAAAAATTAACTTTAACCGATGTTGTGGGGCATACAATTGCCTATGAGTTACTTGCTTACACTAAGTTTTTAAGGGATGAATTACATTTGAATATATCTGATACTTGGATAGAAAGCTATGTGAAAAACAGCAAGTAATTGCCAATGTATGCGGTTAAGGTTAGTTGCGTGAATCATTAATAAATTAATTATGGACTTAAAAAAAATATTAAAAAAAGCATTTGATGCTGGTTATAACACTTCATTAATGTATAATAATTTAGGCAATGAAGCACACAGGGATTTCCAAGAATTTTATAAAAAACAAGTTACCGAGCAATTAACTTTAACCGATGTTGTGGTGGCAGAGAGTGCGTTAAATTGCAACCACGAATGGATAAATAACACTCATAGAAAAACAAAGTACTGTAAAAAAGGTTGTGCTGGTTTTTATGAAATTGTAATTTAATGCACTACAACGTAGTTGTACAAGGATAGTAAACGATTAAATGAAACTAAAATAAAACAGAAATGAGAGATTTAAAAACAAACAAATTATGAAAGATTTATTATGGGAGGTAAAGTATGAATTAACAAGAACATTAAAGCATTTTTGTTATGTGTTGTCGGTAATCTGTTGGTTTGCTTTTTGGTATGCAATAACTTCTTTAATTATAGGTGAATGGAACTATGCAAGCTGGAACAAGGATGTAATAGTTATTTATAATTATTGGAGTTTTACGGCTGGTATTGTTTATTTAATGTACAGAATAATGACTTAAAAACCAATTTTTACCAACGTAGTTGTATAGGAAATGTACGCCTTAATAAGCAAGAAACAAGAAGTAAATAATTAGTAAATAAACAAATATTAACATTTAATAAGACCTAAAAAGTATGTTTTTTATACGTTGTTGGGCAAAGTAAAATATGGAAATAGCATTAATAATAGTTACAGTAATTCTGGTTTTAATAATAATAGCACTTGTTTGGTTTATAAAAGGAATTGTCGGGGGCTGGATGGGTAGGTAGATTTTATTTTGCCCAACGTGATTCTGTATGATTAGTAGCTTGAATTAAACAATAAATTAAATAAATAAAAGATGAATAAAGAGCAAATAATTGAAAAAATAGTAAATGACTTACCAATAAGCGATATGCTTGGTAAGATGACTAAAGAAGAATGGTACGGATGGTTTGAGGAATTCTGGGATAAAGCTATTAATTATACAGGTTGTTGTAAAACGTTAAAGGGTAAAGAAGTAATAACCTTTGAGGAATGGAAGGAACAAAATTGCAAACACTTAGAAGGCGACCTTTACTCTTTTGAAAATGGCGGAGTATTTGATAGTTATGGTTTAAGGTATATTTATATACGAGAAGTAAAACAATAACCTTTAATGTTCTACAACACCAAGATAAGAAAGCGTTTTAATGCTTTTTATCAACTGTTGACCAACGTTTTAATGTTGGTAATTATACTAAAAAATAAATAAATAAATTATAAGAAATATGAAAAAAGATTATTGCCCAGAATCAGCAGACAATTTACTAGAAAGCTTTAAAGAATTAACAGGGTTTGATTACTCTTCGTCTTCACAAAAGAATAAAGACGTATATCTTAGGGCGTTATCTTACAAGATACTTATAGAGTTAAACTTTATGAACGACAGACAGGTTTCTGAATACCTTACCTCTAAAGGAGTTCACAGAAACAGAAGTTCAATATACCACGCGTTAAGCAAAATAGATATGTATTATACTAACTTCTCTAATTTTAGAAAACCTTATGATTTGTACTTTACAGATATGGGTATTAAAAGAAAAGCTACTATAGAAGAAAAAGAAATTAAAATAAGAAAGGATGCTAAAGAGGTTTATAATAACAATCCTAATACGCTACCCGATAGGTTGAAAAATCTAGTAGACGGAATACCTGAAGACAGAAGAGAGGAGGTTTACGAGATGCTTAACCTTAGAGTAAAGTCTTGGGATTGGAAGTCTAAGAACGAGTATGAGATAATAGAAGGAGCTAGTGGAATAGGTAATAGTACTTGGAATCAGTAGCAAAAACAGAAAACCTTAATTTAAGTTACCATAGTATGAGTAAATCAGAAGAAATAAAAGCTACAGACGGCAGAAAAGGTAATTCAAGAAAGAAGTCTATACCTAATCTAGCTGTACCTGACAATGAAAGGTCCAATAAACCAGCAATGAATACAGCTAAGAAAAGCAGGAAGAAGCAGTACGCTAAGAAAGCTATTAAGAATGTTTTTGGTAGTGAGGTTAATGCTTTTGAGAGCTTAGCTAAGAAGGCTGAAGAAGGTAGTTACAATCATATGAAACTACTATTGGATTTTGCTTATGGTGATGAGAATGAAGGCAATGTGACTAGAGTACAAGCTCCTGTAATAAACTTCTTCGGTGATAGCCCTGAAGGAAAAGCAATAAAAGAAAAAATAATAGACGTAACACCAAAAGAAGATGATAAATAATTTTAATATTACTACAATAATTATCGATTACATACCAGAAAATAAGCTAAACATAGTGACTGCAAATAATATTTGTTGGTGGACTACTTGTATAGTGGGGTTAGAATTAGATAACTTAGCAGATGTTTACACTTTTTTGGATAGAAAATTAGATTTAATAGATGAGTAGTAACATAGACATCCACGAAAAATACATACCTATTTTCAAAAACGAGAGTAGGTATTTCGTTGTTACAGGGGGAAGGGGTTCAGGAAAATCTTTTGGTATAAATGTATTTCTACTTAATCTAACTTATCAAAAAGGACATAAGATACTTTTCTCTCGCTACACAATGATATCAGCACACACCTCTATTATACCTGAATTTATTGAGAAAATTAACTTAATGGGTGTTCACGATGACTTTAGGATAACTAAGGATGAGATAATGAATCTAAAGACAGGTAGTAGTATCATCTTTAAAGGTATTAGAACCTCTTCA